TTGTGTTAAAAATGCTATCATTAATTTGCTATATTCAAAGCATGGTCTTATACGTTGTATGCCATATACGTCATTAGCCTCTCTAAAACCTGGTAAGTGGCTTGTGGAAAATCTTTTGCCTGTTCTACGACGTTTATCATATTCAGTGTGGTATTCTTGTTTGGAAAGTCTCTTTTTTGTCATATGCGTACCAGTAAAAAAGAAGGTGGCATTACACCACCTTTGAATGTGCCTAATTTTTTCGAAGACACGATTAGGCAACGTGTTGTTCAAATTGATTATCCCATCTTATAGAGTTATGGTAATCACTAATTGAATCTACTATATCGTTTAATGCGTCTACAGATAGTACACCAAGTAAGTCTACATATTCTGGCTTATCATTTTTATCTGCAGGCATTGGGCAACGTACTGCTAGTATCTCTATCTCTTCTGGTTCGTCAGGGTATGAGTCCTCCCATGGGCCACTGTATACTCCTACCACTGCTGCCGAATAATCAAAATCAACTTCCATGTCAACTCCTGCTACTACCACATCTAATGTATTCATAAGTCACCTGTATTATTATTGAAATTTATTATATCAAAAATAGACTATATGTAAACTTTTATTTTATTTGTGTCCAATACCTATCGCCATTTGCTATCCATAAATCTTCTGCTCTATATACATCTACGTATTCTTCGCTAAAATATATATGTTTACAATTGGTATTCATTAGCATTTTTAAACAGTGCATACATGGTGAGGTTGTTACAAATATTGCCTCTATACTATCTATGTTTGAGCATTGCATTAGTGCATTTTGTTCTGCATGTATAGCTTCACATAAGTCTAGTCTTGTACCAGATGGACTTAGTGCGCCCTTACATGGTTCATCTATACAATGTATTAGTTCTTTTGCATTACCATTATAGCCAGAACCAATTATTCGCCAATGGTCGTCTACTATAATAGCACCTACTTGACGTCTACTACATGTAGATAGTTTTGATAATAATTTGGCCATTTCTAAAAATGTTTTAATTTTTGATGGCCTCATATTAATAGCCTTTAGTTTGTCTTATTATATTTTTGTTAAGTACTTTATTATATTCATTGTCTATATTTTCTGGTGTTATACCAACTGCTAAACATATGTTTAGGCAAAAACATAGCATATCTATAGCTTCAGATTTTATAGCATCTGTTGATATAAATTCTTTACAATATATTGCAGTATATTTTTTAGACCATGGTTTAAGTATAGCTCTATCACCACCACCTATGGCTATTAATAATTCTACTACTTCTTCTTGCATACTGAATGCATGACTTTTTATATGCTCACATAGCGCACCATTTGGCACTGATGGAAAATCAGATATGTTTATTTCTGGAGTATTTTGTACTTCGGCTATTAGTTTTTGTAATTCTTGTTGTTTATATAGTATTGTGTTCATAAATCACCATAAAAATTGCCATCCTTGGCAGTTGATATTATACGTTTAGTATATCTGCTATTATTGATTGTCTTAGAGCTTCATATTGCTCATAGCCAAGAAATTCACTTCTTGGTTTGTCATACAGAAACTGTGATTCACTCCATTCAAACGTATCATTCTTTGGTAAAGGCGGAAATATATTTGTTTTACCATTGGAGCATTGCTTAACATAAAACCAATCTGGAGCAGTGAAATCAATTAAGTTTTTCAAGAATGGATAGATTTTTACTACTTCAAACCATAATTTCATAGCTATAATTACGTCTGACCATGGTTGTATTTGCTCATCGCATCTTAGATTACAATAAGCTATAACATCTTTTATGGTACCTCTACATATGTAGAATTTTTCATATGCTGCCGGCATTATAGTTCTGGCTTCTAGCATATCAATTTGTTTACAATCAACCATTTTCATATATAAGTCATGTGCCTTCTGGCATATATCTAAATACTCATCTAGGAAGTCTGATTCTGCTATTTGAGGTGATACCAATATTCTATCATTACGCATATCTCTATCTGCTTGTGTCTGTGCAGAAAAAGAAAACATACGATGCCTAATAAGATGTGTTGTGTCAATCATATCCATACCTTCAATAGTGAAAGTAAGATTAACAATTTCCATACCAGTTGGTAATATATTACCGGCAAACAATTCTTTTAAAACTTTATCTATGCTATCAAATGGACCATAGTTAAGTCTATCATTCCAAGTGTTTGTCATAAAAACACCTACCATATTTTTTACTTCTTCAACGCTTGGTGCATGTACTATTTTTACATTTATAGCGTCTAAATGGTCTACAAATACTAAATTACCAGGTTCGTTCCATTTAGGTGAAACATACATTGGCTCATGTTCTATATTGTTATTTTTTGGCATCTTGTTCTCCGATTATTGTATACGCCATTTGTGCGTAATGTGCTATTTTAATTAAATCTAATTGTTCTTGGCCAGGTCTGCTATTTTTACCAGCTCTAGCTAAGTATTTTTTCATGCTACGAACACAATCTTCTAAATTATAGTCTGATGCAATATCTTCTCCTTTGTCGCCATATTGTGGTATAGTATAAGACTCTATATGAGAACTTACTTCATCTGCAAATCCTAACCATTCTTTATTTCTTACTGATATTTTTATATCTCTTACGATCATTTTAATATCACCATTTGACCTGTTGGTAAATAAATCTTTTTTTCACAATGAAATTCATCGACAGCTTTCTTTATGCCTGGCGTCATCCATACACCATAGTCATCAAGTATTATTATACCATTATCGTACAATCTATCGTATATAAATTTTAATGCGTGTACAGTTGGTTCATATAAATCCATGTCTAAATGTGCAAAAGCTATTTTATCATCTTCATGGTCTTTAAAAGTATATGGTACACAACCTTTAACTATCTCTGCTCCTTTTATATATTCAGATACATCACCACCATTATAGTCACCATTTTCCATTAAATCAAATTCGCCAGAACCTGTTAAACCTTCAAACGTATCAAAAGCTTTAACATGCCTACCCATATCTAGCATCATTCTAGTTACACCACCTGTGTATACACCACATTCATAACATATACCTGGTGGAGCAATATTTAAAAATTGTTTTATCATATAGAGTCTATCCATAGATAGCGCACTTGTATAGCATGGTTCATCTAACCAAGGTTTCCATTTGGCTACAGTCATACCTTCAAAAGTAGCACCATAGTTATTTGGTCCTTTTAAAGAGTACGTATCTATTATATTAAGTACAATATCTTTAGCTATATCACGTTCTTTTTTATTTTTGTTTATTAACTCTTTTATACTCATGTAACTCACCTTCTAATTTATAAGTTCTATATGTGGCATCTTCTACTACACTTTTAAAATATGCATTATTGCCCATATTTACTTCACCTTGTGCATATTGTATTACTTGCAGCGTATCTGCGTACTTTACAATTTTTGATTCTACAGATGTTGCATCTTTATACTCTTTCCATAGCTCATATGCTATAGATGAAAACTCAGTTTTTGCAATCTTTGCTTCTACTGCTTCTACTGCCTTGGCTATACTAGGATAGGCTCTTTTGGTTGCCACAGTAATGTCATCTGTATAAGACTCAGTCCAATCATGTGATATGGCCATACAAGTGGCATGACCTATATCAAACTCATAGTCATCATATAACTTCATAACTATTGCAGCAACAAAAAAAGAATGTTCTGCAATGCTTTCATCATGTATTCTTGGTATTACTGAGTATCTTTTTATATGCGCTAAATTTAACATTTGCATATAAAATTCTTGTACTGACTTCATTCTATTTCACCACGATTAAGACCGTCATCTAAGAAGTCGCCATATTCTATAAAGTTTTTTAATAGCTCATCTAGTTCAATCATACTATATGCTACAGCACCAGAGGCTGCTAACATTAAATTAAACTTCTGACCTGGTAGTCTATCTACCCATATGTATACTATTGGTTTATCTATGGCAAATGCATAACCAGCTTCCCACATAGTACCAACATCTTTTCCATTGGTTATTACTACTATCAAATCGCTTGATTCAATAGCATTACAGTTACCAAGTAAAACGTCTATGGCAGATGTTTCACCCGGTGTGTACATATTTTCATCTTTTGGTGAGAATATATCTATGTCTAATTGTACTACAGTATCTTTTACTAGTTCAAGTAAATTCATTTGTTCTGGTGTAAACCATGGTGCTGCTATATATGCTCTCATAACTCTTCTCCCATTAAGTATTCCCAATCATCTGGTTGTAGGCCAGTCTTTATAAATTCTCTTTCATCTGCACTAATATTTGACATAGCATCTTGTATCATTGTGCCATGCAACCATTGAAACATTTGCTCTTCTGTTATATCAATGTCTAATGTAGCAGTTATTTTAGTTACTGGTGATGTTCTAGTTATTAACATTTTAGTTCCTATATTGACATCATCTTATGATGATGGTCTATTATATCATTTTTTTACTTATAATAATACATTTATTTTAATAGACTGTCTAGTAATGCATCTTGTAGTTTTGCCTTACCTTCAAGTACCCTCATTATTTTTTTATCTACAGTATTTTCTGCAACTATATGATGTATAGTAACAGTATTTTTTATACCTTGTCTATGTACTCTGGCATTAACTTGGTCATATAGTTCTAAATCAAAAGTTATACTATACCAAACTATGTCATGACAGCCACCATCTTGCATATTTAGTCCATGTCCACCAGCTTTGGGTTGAATTAATAGAACTGGTAATTCACCTTTGTTCCATTTTGATACTATAGTCTCTAGTTCTATACCTGTTACTCCTCCACCAACACGTGGTGCATTTTTAAATGTTGATTGTAGTTTATGTAGGTCATGATTAAACTCATATACAACCAACAATGGTCGGCCACCAAGTGAGTCCACTAATTCTTCTAATGCAGATAATTTTTCATCATGTATGTTTATGCCTTCTTTGTCGTCATTGTATAGCATACCATTGGCTATTTGCTTTAATTTAGAAGCCTGTGATGCCGCGTTCATTGCTGTAATTAAAGTTTCATCTTCCACTTGAGATATAAAGTCATTCTTTATTTCTTTATATAGCTTTAATGCTGTAGTTGGTAGTTGTATCAATATGCTATTATATAATCTCTCTGGTAATTCTAATTCATCAGTGCTTTTATGCATTACTATATCGTCTATAGCCGCATAGATTTGGTCATCGGCGCCATCTCTCATTATATAACTAAATCCATCATAACTTGGCATAAACCATTGTCTGCGAAAGGCTGATATATTTTTACCAAGTCTTTTACCACTATCTAATATAAATATTTGTGACCATAGTTGCAATAAGCCATTTGGTGCAGGTGTACCAGTCAATATAAGTTTTCTTTTAAACATTGGTAGTATATGTTTTAACATCTTAAATCTTAGTGATGAATGATTTTTAAACAGTGTTGATTCATCACATACAAGCATAAATTTATATCTACTAAATAGTTGTAAATGATTATTAACTAACCAATTTATACCTTCTGGATTTATTAAGTATATGTCATGCTTTTGTCTTACCACTGTGTCTTTATCTTTGCCATGCAATAGACCTATAGTAAATGGAAAATTCCACTTTTCTGACTCTTGCCGCCATACCATATAGCATACTCTTAAAGGTGCTATTATTAATATTCTATCTATTACATTAGCTTGTTTTAGTTTTAATATCGCACTAAGTGTTATACTAGTTTTACCTAAGCCTGGTGGTAAGAATAATCCTGCACCTTGGTGTGATAGTACCCAATTTATACCATCTTGCTGATAGTCATGTGGCTTAAAGTTACTCATTTTAATATGTCCTTTATAAATGTATCTATTTGTTCTTTTGAACTTATTACTTTATAATTTCTAGTGTATAGCAATAAAATCTTTTCAAAGTGTTCTTGTATTTTAGAACGTATACCAGTTGTGGATTTTAATTCTATGAACCAAACTTGGTTGTTTAGAAAAACTATCCTATCTGGTACACCTTTCATGTTTGGGCTTACCCATTTAGGGCAAATTCCGCCAACCTTTTTTATTTCATCAAATAAATATTTCTCTATCTTAGATTCTATCATAATATTATCCAAATAGTTACGAGGATTTGATCTGAGAAGAGAAAATATAAAATCTATAGATTGATATAGATAAAAAATTATCTCTCCTTAAATCAAATATTTTATTCGTAAGAATTACATAAATGTTTTACATAGCAATACTTGCAGTACTCATGCGGAGTAGGAGTATAATCAGTATCTGTATGAAGTTTATTAACTCTATTAATCCAATTGCCAATATCGTCAAATAAATCCTTACGATAGAAAGTATGGCCAAGAACAACGCCAGAATTTAAGTACCAAAATTCTACGTCTACTTCGTCATACTCTGGGTTAAGCATCATACAAACATTGGCATACAATCTACCTTGGTTTATGTGCTCTTCGTATACCCTACCAGTTTTGAAGTCTACTATATAGTTACCTATTCTGGCATCTAGTTTAAGTCTTAACCAAGCATCTTTATGTGCCCAACCATTTTCTATTAGTTGCCATTCTTTATCTAGTACAATTTCTTCTTCTGGTATAGCACCTTTATCTAGCAAAGATTTAAACTCTCTTCTAAATTTACCAAGAACTGGTGGCAATGTTTCATGCTTACCAAGTAAATAGTCTTCAGCCAAGGAATGAACCGCATTACCTTTAGTCATGTGGTAAGATGGTGGTTCTGGCAATTTAATAACCTTTCTGTACATATGTGCATGCGCACACTTCTCATAACCAGATAGTTGAGAATATGACCAAGTCTTGGGTTTACTCATCTTCGTATGCCTCCATCTTGCCTAAATTAATACCTGTAGCACCATCTGAGCATAATGGAACATCCCAACCTGGTACGTCATCCATAGCCCATTTAAGTATTTTCATTTCTGAGTCTTTATATTGTGGATGTACTTCAACAACTATTTCATCATGAACAGTCATTAATAAATCACCTTTGCGATCAGGATGGTAATAATATCTTATCATTGCTTCTTTAGTCATATCTGCAGAAGAACCTTGAATAAGTATATTACCAAGTTTGTAATAGAACTCTCTACGTCTGCCAGTTTTTGGGTCATGTGATGATGGTTCTACTGAATATGATCTGCCTCCCCAAGTACGAATTTTTTTACCAGATCGTGCTAGATTTTCTATGTCTTTCATTAGACCTTTAAATTCTGGTATGGCTTCATCATATGCTGAAAAGAACATCTTAGCTTGTTCCATTGATATACCAAGTCTTTGTGATAATACACTAGGACCGCCACCATATAATTTTAAAAAGTTAATTGTCTTAACTGGTACTCGTGATAAGTGCATACCTGTTTTTTCTTGTATAAGTTTATCAACAAAATCATGTACATCCATTTTAGGATTGTCTTGATAAGCTTTAAGAATAGAACCCTCAGCGTAATGAGCTGCTACTCTTAGTTCTTGGCCAGAAAAATCTCGTTTTATTAATATCTTATCGGCACTTGGCAATATCATAGTTCTTATAGCAGGTAAACCTTGTATAGCTTCACCTTCTAAGCCATAATGCTTAAAATTTATATTGGCAACTACATCTTTTGGTAGCTGTTGAATATTGCTAGAGAATCTACCTGTTCTTGTGCCAAAGTCATCCTCTGATCTAGTTTGATTATAGTATGGATAATATTTACCATTGTATAGTCTAGCTGATTCTGAAAATGGTTTTAAATATGTACCAATAAATTTCTGTAGCTTACCACGCATAGCCAGTATTTCTACTAACTCTTTATCAGCTATTATATCATTTATAAAGTCTTTACCATAGCGTGGATTACCTTTGGCAGTGTATTGTATTTTTGATTCGTCAATCAATCCTTTATTGCGTAATACATTAAACATAGCTTTTGAGCCAGGTTTTTCTCCATTACCATATGCTGTTAATTGTAAATCTAATAAATCAAATTTGGTTTGTAATGCAGATAATAACTTATGTATATTAGGTTCTATTGTTAAACCTCGCATTTCTAAGTCTATCACAATTGGTAATATAGCCATTTCTCTATTGAACGCTTGCTCAATAGGTTCGCCGTTTATTACATGTGGTTCTAAGTATTTATATAGTGCATATGTCATGTCTACGTCTGAACACGCATAAGGACCAACTAAGTCTGCTGGTGCTTTACATATATCACGACCAGGCTTGTGTCCATTCTTTATCAACCAATTATTTAGTCTAGACTGATCGTCTGGTGGCATATTACAATATTTCTCTGCCAATGGTTTTAAACTTAATGATGCTTCACGAGCGTCAATTAAGTAGGCCATTATCATTGTATCTACAATTCTTGATGGTTCTGGTATTGGTAGATCAAACCACTCTAATGCTATTCTTAAGTCAAACTTAGAGTTATGGCACATAATCTTTTCATCAGATAGCCATACTTCATTTAATATATTTTGTGCGTCTAATTTACAATACTCATTAGTACCAGTATGGTTCCATGATATGTATATTGACTTTTTGTCATCTTGTTTTAATGCAAAGCCACATGGCTCTGGTGACTTGTTACTGCCATTAACTATTCCTGCTGTTTCAAAATCTATTGTGTACATAATTTCTCCTAGGCATAAAAAAGGGCCATAACCTTTACGATTATGACCCATTTATTATTGTGCATCCAAAATGGTATGGATGACTAACTATTGTTAAGTGTTACGACATTTTGCTTTTCTTTGTCGTAGACGCTTCCATTGGTACGTAACCTGATATATCATAAGGTACAGATATTGCATTAGCCATCTCTGGTAACATTGGTGCTATAGAATTAATATATTGACCATCTAATACGCCATTAAATGTAGGCACTATCTGTGGCCATGTGCTGTCATCATCAAATGATAATGTAGTAATAACTGCCCATATAGGTAGTTTCTTAACAGTTGCCAATCCTTTAGCATATCTAGCATAAGCTTTTAATGATGTTGGTGCTAAATTAATGATAGCTAAATTGTCCAAATCTGGCACACCATTAGTTGTTGCAGCGATCAATAAGCGTCTACCATTTCTACAAGCTTTACCTTTACCATTCTGTGATGAACCAAATTCATTCATAGGACATACACTACAATTCTCTGCTTGTGGTGTTGGTGATGTATTACTTGGTGCTAGGTCATTATTAGATGTATTTATTGCAAAACATGCAGGAGGTGATATTACGTCTGGGTCATAAGGACGGTCATAGTATGCATGGTCAAATACATCAGCCAATATAACTACATTTAGAATAATACCAAGTTTCTCTTCACCAAGAGTAAACTTCTTACCTTTGACAGATAAGAATGGTATTGATGAAGTTTCTTCTTCACCTTGAATCTGCGCTGCTTGAGCGATAAGTGCCATAGTTTCGGCATCTAAACCAGTTATGTCACTAGTTTTTATTATTTCATTTTCCATTTTAGTTCTCTATCTATTGATTAGTGGTGCTCATTTACGGTAGAGCACCATGACCGTCATTCTATTTTATTATGCAGCTATATCTTCAACTTTAGTTACTTTTGTATAAGTAACATTGTCATAAACTGCAGTGTCATTCTTGTTAAATTGTGATGATATTGAGCGCCAAGCTAAATCTTCAGCTTTACGTTCTTTATCGCCTACCATAACTAATTCAGTACCAAAACCTTGTGCACGTACAGCTTTTGATCTTGTACTATACACTACACCATTAACTTCTACAGAGTAAGCTTCTGTATTTTGTGTTCTAGTTGTACCTTTACGACCAAAAGATGCCAATGTTGCTTTAGCAGCATCAACGATGGCCTCTGGTAAATCTAAATCACGTAAAGTAGTATAAGTAATAATAGCATTCATCAAGTCTTCGCTAATACGTCCATCTTCAACCAATGTGTCCAATGAATCAGTTTCTAGTGCTTCAGCTAATGCTTTACGTTCATTGAACTTAGGTTCTTTAGGAGCCTTAGGTTCTTTTGGTTTCTTAGCAGCCTTAACTTTAGCAGGTTTATAATTAACCAAGTTTTGACGTGCATTAATTGTTGCGCCAGCATCATCACCTAGTGCATTTTGTAATGCAATATAAACAGTAATCAATGTGGCCAACTTTTCAGTAGTACCTTCGTCATCTTTCAGTACTGAAAGGTTACCAATAACGTCATCTGATTCCAATGCTGCAATCAATAAATGTTGTTCTTCAGTTAGAGCCACTTCTTCACGATCTTCTATAATTACTTCTTCGTTTGATTCAAATTTGTTTTTAGCCATGATGGCCTCCTAATGTGTTTAAGTTAAACTTCTTATTAATGAGATTCCATTATATATCATAAAGACTGTAATAGAAACTTTTATTTTCGATATTTTTAATCTTTTTTATTCACCGAAAATGTCAAATAAAGCATCATATATGTCCTCTGGTTCAGTATTAGATATGTCCAATACTATCAAGTCAGGATTAGTTTCTTTATCTTCGTCATCACCTGGCTCTTTATTGTCATCTACTTCAGTTATAAGGACCATATCTTTACTCCTATTTCATGTATCATTATACCAAGTATTATACCTGATATAAAAATAAAATAAGCTGCATATTGCCATAAGTATACTCTTCGCTCAAGAGTACGTACTCTTTCTTTAAACTCAGTTATTATTTTGTTAAACTGATTGCTTTGTATCTCGTTCATATAATTACCAGGGTGTGTTTATCGCAGGAGGCGGCATTAGTACCGTGTCGGGGTATAGCATACGTTCTTGGTTTATCAATGTTCTTTGCCATTGTAGTTGGCTTTGTTCTTGATTGTATTCATTTGCCAACTCTTGTCGATGTTGATATTCATCCATATTATGTTGATGTCTTAGTTCTTCTCGTAGCCATCTGGTATCTTCATCAGCATGTAGTTTTGGCGCTATTACTATCAATATAGCTATTATAATTAATTTACCCATTACATCCACCTCTTTTCAGCACATATTTGTCTTAAGATATAGTACAACGTACCATTGGCAAGCTCTTCTAACTTATATATGTCGTACTCAGTCAGGTCTCTTGCCATATCACCAATTCTTTCAGCTTGTATGTCAGACATGTCATCGCCTAAGAACTCTATTAACGCCATTATCTTTTCTAGTGTAGACATCTTTCACCTCCACCCATTAATTCTAATAAGTCTTCACTTATTATCTCGGTGTATATAATCTCACCATTTCTTGATATGAACTCTAGCACATCAAATTGTCTTGCCATAGTTGGTATGTCTCGTATACTACAATATGGTCCACCAAGTATTTTAAAATCTAAACCTTCAAGCCAATCTTTTAAATTGGTCTCTCTACCATATGCACCATACAGCTTTAAACCATTTACCTCTAATGTTATAACTTCTTTTTTCATTTAATTGCTCCGATTGATTAGAATCAGCACCAAATTATCGGTGCTGATTCATTATAAATCATTATTACTTAGATGTAAACTTTTATTTTTCTTTTTATCACCAAAGATACGTTCCCAATTTTCATTGTACTTATCTTGATCTGTTGGACGTCTACCACTACCTTTACTCATGCTATGCTCCTTATTGCAGTGTAGACATATGATAATGTTTACACCGCGATATACATTAAATATTTTACATATATGCTCTGGGCTATACCAGGACATGCGTTGATACTCAGAACTTATGTCGTTTCATAAATAACTCTTCAACTCTCTCAACCTCTCTGCACATATCAGCTGATGCTGAACCATCGAACTCTGAACCCTTCTTTATATACCAATTGCGTGATTTAGGTGTACAAATGGTGCCATTGATCTTACGTTTTATACGTCTGCCCGATTCATTATTGTCCCATCTGGCCCAACCATTATCTTGTAGCCAAATTATTATCTTGGTGGTACCATATCTGTCACCGTCTGCACCAAGCACTGTTCTGACCAATTCTGGTAGTGCTATCAAGTATGGTTCTAATAGCTCTTCTATCTTTATCTCATTATCACTTTGAGTCACGTTCAATAATTCCTCGAAGTGTCTGGTGCGGTATGGTCGTATACCTGGCTTAAATTCTGATAAGTCATATCTTAGTAAATAATCAAATAAGTACGATGCACCATCTTTATCTAACCAATTGTCAAAGTAGTCTGTTTGTTGTTGCTCTGTCATAACACTTGGTGATCGTAGTACGAATGCTCTACGTTCATCTTTGGTAAACTTCATAGCATCTATGTTGTTGGTAATTACCAATACATTACATAGATTATGCTGCATCACCTTACCTTTACATTTTATGTTAAGCATCTGCATTGAACTAGACTCCGCAGCTGTTATGCGCTTATAGAAGTCTATCGCCTTACCTCTCAGTCCTGATGCCTCACTGATCTGTAGGAGCTTGGTCTGATATAGACCATCGTCATAGTCACCCTGAATGTCTTTATTACCAATTATCTTATAGGCTGAACCTAGTATATTAGCGATCGGCCTGAACAGAGCGTCTTTACCAGCACCAGATATACCCAATATGATCGGCTGCCATGATGTTCTCTTGTCTGGACACTGTATAGTGAACGCTAACCACCAAAGAAGTGCTCGTCTATAGTCATCCTCTGGTATTACATGAGCTAGATGTGCCAACCATGGTTCTACTGAGCCAGATGATGGCTCAACAGCAAACCCGCGCCATGTATTAAGTAGTCGTCTACCATCTTGCATGACTGTGCGTTTCTGTTGATGATGAGGTACTGGATACCAAGTATAATCGGCAACCTGATTGAATCCTAACTGCTTCGGTAACCAAGCTGCTAGTCTGGGCTTATTATCCTTAGTACCAGGGAACTCTACAATGTTAGAGATATTAAGTGAGTCGGCAGATAACTCTGTCATATCATTGAAGTCGAACCAAGTGTTAGTTGCTCTTATATGATAGATATTATCTAATATGTCTTTGTACTTATTAGCCTCTCTTGACGCTATTGAACTGATGATAGCCTGTAGCTCTTCTTGTGGTATAGGTGTCTCGCATAATGTATTATTATACGTATACATCAACGCACTAACCTCTACCAATGTGTATCCTTGACTAAATAGATAACCACATAACTTGGTCAGTTCTGAGTTACGTTGACCATTCGGTATATGTGTTGGTATCTCATATGATGACGACGACGATTTGCTAGTTGTACCAAAGAATGAAATAAGCTCTTGGTACGAATACGTTGTTGCTGGGTCCCAGTATGTTAGATGAACCTCGAAGTCCTTCTTATCTAGTTCATTCTTACCATTTATACCAGATGGTAACCGTACTAGACGTACCACACCATGAGCTGCAGCGTCTGTATACCCAGAGTTTATAAGATGTGTTATTAGTGCTTTAGCTTTATTGATGTCTGTTTCTGGTTGAGTGAGTATATAGCCATATTGAAAGTTGTTTGGACTTGATTCTATTATATATGATGGCGGAAGAGATGGAGTTTCTGCCTTAGTACCAACGTCATCACATACCAATACGTTTAGACTGACGAAGTTGTCATTTTTACGAGTTTGTTCTGTAACTGCACAGATTGCATAGTATAGAGCATTATTATGAGGGTTAAGCTTTGATGGTGGTATGTAGCGAAATCGTTGGTCACATTGGAAACTATTATTATTAGGAAAAATTGTCCTTAAGAACTCTTCATTAGTCATACTATAGTCCTGTTACGTTATATTATGTTATTGTTGTTGTACGCTGGTATGCTAAACGGAAAACTGCCTGACCAAGATGCTGGTAACAGGCAGAGTATTGTGAAGTATAACAGGAGATATTGCATGTTATAATGATATTATAACATCATTATACCAAGTAATCAACTTGATATAATCACTTTACAATAGTGATTAGTTATGTAAAGATGTCATATTATATCATATATGTACTATTAAGTCAAATATTTATTGACAAACTGTACAAATGATGTTATAATGCTATAATACCATGTTTTGCATTACATTTGCATTTTATTAGCCATTATGTTGACATTTATTAGCCATTATGTTGACATTTATTAGTAGTGAACCAGGTGGACTGTTAGGTACCAATGTTGGTTCTCTTTAAAAGAGACTTAAGTTATTGATTTATAAGATAATATTATTAGGTGAACCAGGTGAACCAAATTGATTATATTGATAGACTCCAAAATAAATATTTTTTTATAGATAGGAGCCGAAAGAGATTGGTTCACCGGTTCTAAGAGACAGATTTCTCTTATGAATCAATGACTTAAGGGTGAACCAGATGATGTCAAAAATGATCAATCTGTTCACCTTTTACGCAGATTTTAGAAGTTTTTAAAGGTATTTTATGATTGAAGTGGTAGATTGGCAAAAGATAGAACGCGATTATTACAGTGGTATATTGGCAGAAAAGAGAGTTAAAGCAGGACTTAGGGCAGAAGAGTTAAGAGAAAAGCTCGACCCCGAGTCTGCTGTCATTGGTCTGCTCGAACTTGGTCATCAAGCGAAAAGTTGTGATATTGAAGACTTGGCAAGACTAAAGTTTCAAGCTGAGATACTCACTACTGTATTGCGCAAATGTATGCCGGACCTGAGGACACTAGAGATAAAAGAAAAGAGTTCATCTGCCACGACCCTGGTTATCGACATGCTATCATCGTCATGACGAGATAACCATCTGGCCCTCATCGAGATATACCCATCTGGTTATCGATGAACCATGGAGCTTTTTGACGATTTTTGGACACAAAAAAGGAGCCCGAAGGCTCCTGATTGATTGATGGCCATCCTTGGCCGGGTTGATTACATTGAGAATGTATTGCGAGCGTCTTGGAATGAACCAGTCTTTAATAGTCCAGCTCTAACGACTGTCCATCTCTTACACGCAGCTGCTCTGTTTTCAGCGCCTTGATACTTTGGTGATGAAGCTCTGATTGCATCTGCCAGGTTCTTGTACACATTACCGTTCCAAGCAACCGATGAACCTTTTATTCTATCAACCATCTTCGCTTTTGGTTCCTCGTTCTTTTTTGGTTCTTCTTTCTTCTTGGCCGCTTCAGCTTCAGCTTCAGCTTCTCGTTCTTGTCTTGCTTTCAGATTGGCCTGACGCTTGGCTTCAGCTGCTACCTCACGGTTGATAGTTTCTGCATCCATCATTTGATAATTAGGATGCATAACTTTCGCTTTCGCTTCATCTCTGTCCATGCCATGCACCTTGATCCAGTAATTGATGTTGTTCTTTATAGTAGCAAGGTCGCGATGAGCTTGAGTACCGTCTGTTGCTTTAGTTCTTTGTGTCATGGTGTAACTCCTGATTGATTAGATTGATTTGGTTGGCTTCCTAAGAAACCAAGTCTATCTTATCATACATAACCAGGATGTACACCGTTATATACAAATAAATGTAAATAAATAAGTTAGACATCTCTCTATATATATAAGAGTAAATAGATCAATCAATCATTTCCGTATCGACTCGACATCATTGCAGTCCGTATCGACTCGACATCACTTCGTATCGACTCAACATCATGCAGTCAAGTTGACGTACAGTTGGCTGAGATTTCTCTTACGAATCAATGACTTAGGTGCTCAATTGACTGCACGAAGTTGATGTTCAGTTGACTAGGTGACTGCACGAAGTTGATAGTCAGTTGACTGGGGGGGTGATCAGGCATCAAAGTTTTCAGACACTCCACCTCTGATATAAAATGCAATTTCAAAAAAAAAAATTTTGCAAACCTCTGATATAAAATGCAATTTCAAAAAAAAAATTTTGCAAACCTAGAACAAATGCTATTCTGCAACAAGTTGCGCAAAACAAGTAAAATAGTTCTTGACTTTAACTTATATATATGATATAATCAATTCACAGTAAGTGAGGTTTACATGCCAGAAATGAGGTACGCTCCATCGACAACAGGAAGAAAGTTCCACGAAGCTAGAGATATAGACACTGGATTCGTAAGAGCGCTACTTGGTCCGATTGGTAGTGGTAAATCAGTTACATGTGTTCTAGAACTATTGATGATAGCTATGGAACAAGAACCTGACAAGGAAGGTATTAGGCGTACTAAGTTCGCTGTTATACGTAATACGTATCGTGAGTTATTAGATACAACAATAGCAACCTTTTTTACATGGATACAAGAAGACTCTGGTCACTTCTCAAGTCTGAACATGGTATTTACAATGGAACAACCATTGGCTGATGGTACTATGGTACATTCAGAGTTCTTGTTTAGAGCGTTAGACAAGCCAGATGATATTAAGAAGCTTTTATCACTTGAGATAACTGCAGCTTGGATAAATGAGGCTCGTGAGATTTCTAAGAGCGTTATGGACATGGTACAAGGTCGGGTTGGTCGCTACCCTCCACCAGTACTTGGTGTACAACCTACGTTCTTTGGTGTGATACTGGACACTAACCCACCTGACTCAGACCATTGGTGGTATACTCTCTTTGAAGAGATACAACCAGACAACCATAAGCTATTTACACAACCTTCAGGTATATCTGAAGCAGCTGAGAACATAAAGAACCTGCCTCGTAACTACTACAAGAACATGATGGCAGGTAAAACACAAGAATGGATCAATGTATATGTTAAAGGTATGTACGGTTTTATAACAGATGGTAAGCCAGTATGGACAGAGTATAACGACCAGATACATTCATGTACTGAGACATTTACTCCTGACTCTACTCGTACATTGTATATTGGTATAGACTTCGGTCTAACACCAGCAGCAGTTATTGGTCAGACTACAGCATCTGGTAGGATGGTGGTTTTTGATGAACTATGTACGTTCGACATGGGTGCTATGTCTTTTGGTAGATTGCTTCATGAGAGACTAACTACAGTGTATCGTGACTTCAAGGCTATAGAGGTGTACGCTGACCCTGCTGGTGTACAAAGAGCTCAGACGGACGAGATGACACCGTTCATGATTCTTGCCAATCAAGGTGTTAATGCATGGCCGACGTATACCAACGATTTTACTATACGTAGAGAGGCAGTTGCAGACTACATGATGCGATTAGACTTCAATGGTAAACCAGCTTTCTGTGTATATTCATCAGCACCTACAGTTCGTAAGGCATGTGCCGGTGGTTATAAGTATAAACGTATGCAGGTATCAGGACAAGAACGATACCAGGACGTACCAGACAAGGGTAAGTATTCTCATGCTGGTGACGCCATGCAATACCTGTTTCTAGGCGCAGTTGGTGGAGACAGAGTTGTTGGCGGGTATGGAGATAAGAAGATTGACTATTCGTATTCTAACTTAGGAATAATATAGTGTATTATAATTATCAGTATGAGATATTGAATAAACCAGAAAAGACCTTTCATGAAAAAAGAGAGTTGGTAAAACAACTTATTAAACTTAAAATTAGAGGCAACAAAATGGCTAAAGCAAAAACACAACCAAAGAAACCTATGCCAATGCCTGGCAAGAAAAGAGGAGCATGCTAATGGTTGGTAAATGGTATAATGGAAACTGGCAATAACTTATGGCAAAACTATCTGAGAGCGACATTCTTGCTATTATAGCAAATGAACTTAGTAATGCTAATATTACTACTTCAAGTCCAGCAATGCTGCAAGACCCGCTTATGTACTATCTTGGTCTACCAAATGGTACAGAACAAGAAGGTCGTTCGTCAATAGTATCTACAGATATAGCTGACGCCATTGAGTGGATAATGCCTCAAATAATGAAGTCATTCACTCAGAACAATGAAGTGGTAGTATTTGACCCAATTAGTGAAGCAGACGAATTACAAGCTAGTATAGAATCTGAATATGTATATGACGTGCTAATGAAGCAGAATGATGGGTTTGTACTAATCCATCAATTTGTAAAAGATGCCCTTATGCAGCGTAATGGTATGCTTAAAGTGTACTATGAAGAATCAGTAGAAACAAAAGTATATAATTATACTGGATTGACAGAAGATCAGTTGCATATAATTGTAGCTGATAAAAATACAGAGATAAAGCAATTAACCCCTAATCAATATATTGATGAGCAAGGACAACCACAAGTAATATATGATGCCAAGTTATCCGTTACTAACAGAGATGGCAGAGTAAAAATTGATGGCGTAGCACCTGAAGAATTTAGGGTTAATTCACAGCATAATTCTATTGACTTATCAAATGCTAGATTTACAGCTCAGATAGTTAACAAATCATTATCAGACTTACGTGAAGAAGGATTTAAACAATCTGAAATTGAAGATATTGCATCATCTGACTTAATACGTTCATCATACCGTTTTAACTATCAAAACGAACCAACTCTTATACCATCAACACTTTCACAAGATGACGCTAATAAATTAGTTGAGATTGGTGAATGCTATATGAAACTTGACATGGATGGATCAGGTATAGCAGAACTTATGAAAATAACTGTAGCAGGCGTAGAGCCTCCTACAAAAATACTTAGTATTGAGTCTATTGATAGTAGTCCTTGGATTGCCACAACTGCTATTCTAATGTCACACAAGTTTCAAGGGTTGTCAGTATATGATAGACTTAAACAAATTCAAGACAACAAAACAGCAATTATCCGAAACATTATGGATAATATGTACCTACAAAACAATCAACGAAACGTTATTCTTGAAGGTCAAGTTAATCTTGATGATCTTCTTGTCTCTCGTCCTGGCGGTCTCATTAGAGCTAAACGACTAGATGCAATACAACCACTAGCTACACCACAAATTGGTGATGCAGCTTTTAGCATGATGCAATATCTTGATGAAGTAAAGGCAGGTCGTATAGGAGTATCTGCTGATGGTACTGCTTCACCAGAGAATATAGGCGATAGAGTAGGTTCTCAGGGTGTTGAGAGAATGATGACTGCCAAGGAAGAATTAATTGGCTTAATTATTCGTGTTATATGCGAAACTGGTATTAAACCACTGTGTAATAAGATTCGTGACATAGTAACGCAACATGTTGATACAATACAAGACTTTCAGTATCGTGGTCAATGGGTTAAAGTTAATCCTGCAGAATGGCCAAAACGTACTAAGAGTTCAGTGCGTGTAGGAACAGGTACTGGTGACGTTACTGCTAAATTAGCTGCTATTCAGCAGATACAAATGATTCAAGAAAAGATTATGTCAATGCCTGGTCAAGCATTAACAAATCCAGTTAAAATATATGCAACACTTGATGATTTCTGTAAGTTCTCAGGCCTTAATGGTGCTAACAAATATTTTATTGACCCTTCTTCACAGGAAGGTCAACAAGCACAACAACAAGCATCACAAGGTTCTCAACAACAACAACAGCAGCAACAGCAGTTAGAGATGGAGCAAATAAGGCAACAAGCTGAGATTGCAAAGTCTGCTACTACTACCGCTGAAGCCCAGATGGCTAATGTGCAATTAAAAGGACAAGTTGAACTTGGTAAGCATCAACGTGAAATGGAAAGACAAACTTCATCAGCTGAAATAGCCAACCTAAAAATGCAACTAGAACAACTAACATTATTAGGTAAAAGTAATAAAGAACAAAGTGACCTTAAATTTAAATACGATGAACTTGAGGCAAAGACTGCACTTGAATTAACTAAACTAGAAGCTGTTACTCAAGCTAATGAGGAAACTAACTTTAAAGCCAATGAAGAAGCTATAGACGAAGGTAACTACTAAAATGGCGAATAAAGATATAGGCCATATATTACAGGAAGAAGTAAATATAGGCAACAGAGCTCAGCAAGCTTATGACATATATCTAAAGGATTACTTTGATAAATTTCAAAGTAATGTTGCTAAACAATTATATGTAAATGATATTGTTTGTGATGATATTTTAGTTATTAAATATCAAATAACTGCAATAAAAGCTTTGGAAGAAATTATACTTAGAGATATAGAAACTGGAAAACTTGCATTTAAACAACTTAGTGAAGAGTGAGATAAAATATGAATGATGACCAAAATACTACTTCAACGGCTGAACTTTCGAGTGAAGCTGGAAGCGTAAATATGGTTGACCAAATTGCTAACCTGTTATCAGGCGAGCCAGAAAAGCCAGCTGCAACAAAAAAGAAGCCTACTGAAGAATCTGAGGAGGCTGATACCCAACCAGACGATTCTACCCAAGAGGATGATGAACCAGAAGGTGAAGAAACAGACGAAACTGAAGATGATGACTCGGATGAATCTGATGAAGACGTTACCTGGGCTAAAACACTAGGTATAGATGAAAAAAATGTAGTACTAGACGAAGATGGTAATCTATCAGGCATTAACGTAAAAGTTGATGGCAAAGTAGCAACTGTCGGGGTAAAAGATTTAATTGCAGGTTACCAAAGCAATAAAAGCAATACTAATAAGTCTAAACAACTCGCAGAACAGCGTAAGGAGTTTGACGACATAAAGGTTGCTGTAGCTACTGAGTATACCAAGAAAATTGAGTCTGTAGATAAACTAACACAGCATCTTAAAGATACCTTGCTAGGTAGCTATAAAGATATTGACTGGAATAGACTAAGAGCAGAAAATCCAGGTGAATACGCTGCTGCTGTTCAAGACTTTAATTTTCGTAATTCAGAAATTGAACAAATTTCTAATGCGGTAAATCAAGAAAGGAATGGTATTGACCAACAAATGACTGCAGAGCAACAAGCAATGCAGCAAGAGTATGTTAAAAGTCAAGCAGATAGAGTTTTAGAAAAAAATCCTTCATGGGCAAAACCTGAAGTATTTAGAAAGGCTCTATCAGAAATGACTGATTTTGTAGCAGATGCTTATGGATTTACACAAGAAGAATTTTCAAACATACAAGATGCTAGAGTGCTTGAAGTAATTAAAGATGCTATGAAGTACAGATCTAGTGTTAAGACTGCGAAAACAAAACTTGATGTGCAAGTTCCTAAGTATCAAAAAAGTACAGGTAAGACAACAAAGGCACTTACTAAACTTGATAAACTTACAAAGACTGCAAAGTCTTCACAAGGGTATCAAAAACGTAATGCTGAAACAGACGCTGTAGCAGAATTGCTAAGCGGTTTATATAATTAATTTAAGGGTATCAAAAAATGACTACAGCTAATTTAGATGCAGCAACACTTAAAGGTGTTGTCCGCGGTGGTTTAATCCGTGAAGATGTAATGAACCAAATTTGGGATATTTCTAAAATCCCTTTACCATTTACTGATGCTATCGGTACTGAAACTTCAAAGAACCCATACAAAGAATGGACTACTGATGCTTTGGCAGTTCCTAACTTAACCAACGCGGTTATTGACGGTTCTGATGCGTCAGGTAACAATACTGTTCTTGGTTTGAGAGTAGGTAACCATCACCAAATCTCTACTAAAGTTGTTCGTACTTCTTTCAGAGCAGATGCCGCTGATACAATTGGTCGTACAAAAGAATTGTCGTATCAAATGATGCGTAGACAGCAAGAGCTAAGACGTGACGTTGAAGCGATTGTACTGACTAACCAAGCCTCATTTGCTGATACAGGTTCTGCTGCTGGTAAAGTAGGCGGTCTACCATCTTGGTTGACTACTAACTTCTCTGCCGGTGCAACTGGCGCAGTTGGTGGGTTCCAATCATCAGGTGTAACTGCTTTACGTACTTATGGTACTGCTCGCGCATTGACTGAAACATTAGTTAGAGATGCAGTGCAGTCTGTCTATACGCAAGGTGGCGATCCATCAATCATGATGTCAGTACCTGGCACTATTCGTAAGTTCAGTGAGTATTTATTTACCTCATCTGCGCGTGTTGCTACATTGATGTCTGACCAAGGCAAATCTGCTTCTGCAGCTACTGCGATGGGTTCTGTTAATGTATTTGTAACTGACTTTGGTACTTTGAAAATGGTTCCTAACCGTTTACAAATTCCTTATGTTGGTACTGCGGGTTCTACAACTGGTGTTTACTCAGCTGCAGGTACGTCTGCTGACGTATTTATCCTTGACCCTTCTTACTTAGCTATGACTTACTTGAAAGGCTATAGAACAGAAGAACTTGCTAAAACTGGTTTGGCTGAAAATCGTCAAATGTCAGTTGATTGGTCATTGATTTGTAATACTGAAAAATCTCACGCAATTATTGGTGATATTATTATTGCATCTGCTGTAACTGCTTAATAAGTATGGCCACTGTAAAAGGTGGCCATCTTTTATTTTATATAATAAAATCTATATCTATATATTAAAATATCTATCAATCAATCATTCAAATATCAACCCTGTTGAATGATAATTTATTATTAATAGATAGATATAGATTTTATTAAAATCATCCTTATATGAGATATTAATATGGCTGAAAAAGATACAACTAGCAAAGAACCCAAAACTGTTAAAATAAAAAATATTTGGACAGACGTTATTAACTTTGAAAGTGGACCAATTGCTCCAGGTGAAACAGGTACTATTACTGTAGCTGAAGCAGAAGCACTTTTTGATTACGTGCAAAAGGTATAAAGATGGACAGCGTTATTAAAAGTGAAATGCATTATCAGGAACATACAAATACTATTACTCACAAAACTAGTCAACCTACTGAAAAGCTGATACTTGAACGTAACGCTGAACTTCGAAAGAACCCTGGTGCACTTCATGATTTAGGCGCACAGAGTGGAGAGTCTTTTGGAAGAATGGTAGCAACAATACCATTAATTATGTTTGAAAAAGCAATTAGAGATGGTTATGATTTGAATTGCCCAGATAGCCAAATTGCTGGACAAGAAATGCATAGATTCTTGCAATCATCAGATGGCAAGATGTGCCTAATACAAGGTAAACACTAATGGCTAAGTTCTTAGATTTAGCACGATGTGTATGGGCAGGCAGTAAAAATCCTGATGATGGACGTCTAGGTTTAAAAGGACTCGGTAAGACTCAGATTGTTACGCCACAACTCATTGGGTTAACACTGGCAGCAGCTACTAATGCATTGCAATCGGCTGGTTTAGTATTGGGAACAGTAACACTAACGACTGGCCCTGTAACAGTGCAAAGTACAGTAGTTTATACCAATGTCAATCGTGGCACTGTCATCAACATTACCCTTACTGCATAAATGGATACATCTATGTCAGACCTTAATTGTAGAGTAGCAAAAGTAGAAGAAAGACTAGATGGGTTGGTTAAAGATATACATTGTGATAGAGAAGATGCTCGAAGGCGTTCAGATAGAATTTTTGCAGCTTTAGATGAATTACAAAAAAATGCGCATTCAAATAAAGGATTTTTTGGTGGTGTAGTTTTTAGTGTTAGTGCTATATTTGCTTTTCTAGCATATATTTTTACGAGTAAAACTTAATGACTACACTTGAAATACTTATTAGACTTATAAAAGAATTTGAAGGCTGTAAATTAGAAGCTTATAAATGCCCTGCAGGTATATGGACAATAGGATATGGCCAGACAAAAGGAATTAAACAAGGTATGAAATGGACTCAACAAGAAGCTGATGATAACTTATTAGAAACTTGTATAAGGGTTATAGATGAAGCTATTAAGGCAAGTCCTATATTGCTACTTGAAGATATTAGCAAACAGGCAGCTATTGCGGATTTTGTTTACAATCTAGGAATAACGAATTATAATAGATCAAAATTAAAGTTAAGAATTAACCAAAAGAATTGGACATCTGCTGTAACAGAAATTAAGAAGTGGAATAAAGCAGGTGGTAATGTGTTAGCAGGACTCGTTAGAAGACGTCAGTGTGAAGCTGATTTGTTACTTAAATAATAGGAAAAATATGAAAGCATATATAAAAGAGTTGTTAAAAGAAGGCAGCACAATGCGAGGATTAATTTGGTGTCTTGGAGCATTTGGTATATACAATATATCACCTGATCAATCGCAAGCTGTAACTTCTTTAGTAATGGCTTTAGCAGGTACACAAGGTATGTTTTTTACTGATAAAATAGGAAAGAAATAATGACTACATCTGTTTACTCAAAATACACCGCTGGTGTTGAATCACTTTTAGAAAACGGCAATGCTGCAACTGATGTCTGGAAGATTGCTCTTTCTAATACTATTAACTTAGCCAATACAACATTTGTTGCTGGTACAACTGATCTTGCAACAGGCGGTGGATATACAGCAGGTGGTAATACTTGTACCACTACTTCATCCTCACAAACAGGTGGTGTTTTTAAACTTGTTCTTGCTAGTCCAGCAACATGGACTTCAACAGGCGCAGGTTTTACTTATCGTTATGCCATTCTTTACAATTCAACTTTAAATATACCAATAGGTTCTTGGGATTATGGATCAAGCCAAACTGCAACAGCAGGAGAAACTGTGCAGATTGTACTCGATGCCACTAATGGCGTATTTCAAGTAACTTAAGGAAATTAAATGGCACTCGTACTTAATGATCGTGTTCGTGAAACAACATCAGTAGTTGGTACTGGTGCTGTAAATTTATTAGGCTATGTTGGTGGGTATCAAGCATTTTCTGTAATTGGTAATGGTAATACTTGTTACTATGGTATATCCGATCAAGTTGGTCTTAACTGGGAAGTTGGTATTGGTACTTATTCATCTTCTGGTAATACACTTGTTCGTACTACTGTTTTAAAGTCATCAAATTCAAATAATCTAGTTAGCTTTACTGCTGGCACTAAAGACGTATTTGTAACCTACCCTGCTGAAACCGCTGTATCCGGTGGGGGCGGTGGCACATATCCAACAGTCCAACCAACCCTCAACCTAGACTTTGCCAACAGCAAAACCGTAGACCCTCGCATTACGTTCGTGCGTAACAGCACAGCGACTTATTATGACGGTCAGACCAGTGCAGTGGCTGAGCAGAATTTGCTTATAGGTAGTCAGACTATTGGTGGAACAGGTTGGGTTCTTGGGTCAAATATAGTAACACTAAACTCTACTACAGCCCCAGATAGCACAACAACAGCATCTTCTATAACCGAAAACGCAACAGTTAATAATCATTTGGTTGGATCATCAAATGTTACTGTAACAGCCGGTCAACCATATACTTTTTCTGTCTATTTAAAAAAAGGTGTTGGAGCAACTGCTCCTCAATACATGCAATTTTATGCTTTTTCAGCAGCTTTTAATTGCGGCATAAATGTTGATTTAAACGCTGGTACAGTGTATTCAACTATATCGGTAGGCGCAACTATTACTTCATCTAGCAGTGTATCAGTAGGTAGTGGTTGGTATAGATTTATATTTACAGCAACAGCACTTTCTTCACCTACCAGTGGAAACCTTCCTGCTGTTGTATTTATTAATAACAACCCTGCGTTAGGTGTTGCCCCAAGTTATACAGGTGTAATAACATCTGATGTTCAGGCATGGGGCGCACAACTAGAACAACGCTCCACAGCCACAGCTTACACACCCACAACCACCGCACCAATCACCAACTACATCCCAGTATTAATGACTGCACCTGCTGGTGTACCTAGATTAGACTATAACCCTACTACAGGTGTAGCGTTGGGGTTACTGATTGAGGAATCAAGAACCAACCTATTTACTTATAGTAGTGACTTTAGTAATGCGGTTTGGACTAAACCAAATGCAACTATAACCAATGCGGCTAATGTTGCACCTGATGGAACTCAGACTGCTCAAAAACTGGTTGAAAATACAGTTAATGCTCAGCACTATGTAGTGCAAAGCCCAACTTGTACTGGTTCTACTGCATATTCTCTTACTATTTATGCAAAGGCGGCTGAAAGGGCCTTTATTTCAATGCAAATAAATGAATCAGGGGGAGCTGTAATTGCATCAAAAGTAATTATAGATTTATCTACTGGTGCAGTTGGAACAATTACAGCATTAGCAGGCGGAGGACTTGCATCAGCTACAGCAACTACCACATTAATAGGGAATGGTTGGTATAGATGCAAGATAAGCTGGGTAACAAATTCAGCATCTACTCTGGCAGGAATATACATATCCACCGCTTCAGACGCTACCACAATCACTTACACAGGCAACGGCTATTCAGGCATCTACATTTGGGGCGCACAACTTGAGGCTGGATCATTTGCAACATCGTATATCCCTACAGTTGCAACCACGATAACTCGTGCTGCTGACCAAGCCAGTATGACGGGGACTAATTTTAGTAGTTGGTATAATCAGAGTCAGGGGAGTTTGTATTGTAATGCAGATATAGGAGCAGGATATTTTCCTCTAGCGGCATCTTTAGATGATGGGGGATATACTAATAGAATACAATTTGGTAGAGGTTCAGCTACATCAAATTTAAATACAGCCACAGTATGTATTTATGGAACAACCTCAAATTTTAACTCTACGTCTACGAAATTTGGAATATCTTACACAAAAAACTTAGCTTATGTTGTCTCTGATAATACTAGTATGATGACTCTTACAGGATACGCAGTTCCCACAGGTGTTAATAAAATGGGAATAGGTTATATGGTAAGTCAAGGGTTATATTGTAACGGTCACATCCGCAAACTCTCCTATTACCCTGTCGCTCTTTCATCTTCTAATCTTGTGGCGTTGACATCATGAATATATATAAAGTATCTCAAGACTGGACTGGTAGCCATGACATTTACGGTGAAGCGTGGGTATGCGTAGCTGAAGATGAAGAATCAGCAAAGTTCAGTAAATTAGATCATTGGGAAGAGATAAGAGTGTATTCAAACCCTGATGACGAGAACAGTGAAATAGTACCCTTCACGGATTTTAAGGTAGAGTTCATATCAACTTATGATGGCCCAATAAAAGAACCGCATATAATCTTAGTGAGTTATCCAGAATGAAAAGACTAATACTAACAAGTCCCACGGGGCTGACATTTGACCAACTGACACCTGAGCAACAAGCGGGTATTAGCTCGGTATTTGCTCAGTATATTATGCCAATGCCGGGTACAATCAGCTATGGTACGGAAACTTATACAATCACTACACCTGATCCTGATGTAATAGAAACATTCACAGGCTTATCAATCTTAGACGCAACAACAACCGACAACTTTACCGTAGAGTCTATAACTACATTAGGCTTACCGTTTACCGTGATGGGTATGTGGCAGTGGGAGGGCAATAGTGATAGTCCATTAGTTGAGCTTGAGCCACTAGACCCTAGCTTTATTAATTACTTACCTGAAGGCTCTATTTTACATATTCCTAACAACTGGGCTGGCTGGCCTGAGGTGATCTTATGAGTACACTAATTGGAACAGCACCCGACCAAGTGTCTGTCAATGGGATGTTGGGCAAAGCTGCATTTTTAAATCAAGATGTGCCAGTATCAGGTGCGTTAAAAACTATCCAAACAGCTCCAACCATAGCCAGTGCTACGACTATTGCGCCTACTGCACTTATTACGTTTGTGTCAGGCATTACCAGCATAGCAACCATTACACCGCCTACAGGCTTACTGACAACGGGTGGGCAGATTACAATTATTCCTACGGGTATTTTTGCAACGACTACGGCAGGCAATATAGCTTTGATTACAACTACTGTAGTCAGTAGGGCATTGATTATGACATACGATGCTGTTACTACTAAATGGTATCCTAGCTACTAAAGGTGGATAAAAGATGTTTGGATTTTCATCATTTGCTGAATCAGCATTTTGCGTTTCTCCTGCTGAAATAAAAGGCTTAAATTATTCTTTAACTGGTTCTTATACCTATACAGGGCAGTCAGCAGATAAGATAGGTAGCACCATATTAGTTGCCAATAATGGTACATATACCTACTCAGGGCAATCAGCAGATAAGACAGGTAGCACAATATTAACAACAAACTATGGCACATATAGTTATGTTGGTGTTGATGCGCTAAACAATAAAAATAGTTTAATTGTTGCATCTAATGGTACTTATGCCTACACAGGACAATCAGCTGAAGCATTTTTACACAAAGTTATATTGGCTGAAAATGGTGTGTATTCGTATGCTGGACAGACATCAATAATGCAACATAACACATTGATTTCATCTAACTATGGAACTTACTCTGTAACTGGTGTTAATGCAGATATTGGTCTGTATTTGGGAACTTGGCAGTTTGAATATGTGCCGCCTATTATTTGGGAAATAGAATGAACTATAACGACATTATAAACTTAACGCTTGGCTACGCTGATCGGCAAGATTCAGAAGTAACTTCTCGTATGGATAATTTTTTGCGTGTTACAGAAGCAAGAATTAACCGCACATTAATGACGTTAGATATGTCTAGTCGGGCTAAGACTGCAATGAGTTCAACGCTTGAGTATTATCCGTTACCAACAGACTATTCTGTTATGCGATCTATCAAGGTCATTGACAATACTAACTCAACAAGTCGAGTGACCTTGCTACAAGTTAATCCTGAGCAGATGGCTAACCTAGTTAATAACGGTGAGACACAGTTTCCTTGTTATACGGTTATTTCTGGAAATATTCATGTGCAACCTTTTTATGACTCTGACCATTCATTAGAGATAGATTATTTTAGAACTTTGCCTCCACTGTCTACTGACTTAACAACTAACTGGCTGTCTGAGTCTAATCCAGATGCTTATGTGTTTGGTTTGTTGGTTGAGATTAACAGCTTTGTTAAAGACGCTGAAGCCTCACAGCTTTGGGATGGACGCTTTCAACAAGCAATGTCAGAGATAACTTTAAACGATGCTAAGTCCACTTGGTCAGGCACTTCACTAACCACTTTTGCAGGATAATTATTATGGGCTTAGAGACAGGTTCAACCATAGCAAGTTTTATTACATCAAACCCAACTTCATCTGACCCAGTCAATCAGGGAGATAACCATATAAGATTGATAAAGTCGGTGTTACAAGCGCAGTTCCCTGGTGCTGGTGGAAATGGGTTTAATACGGCAATTACAACAACTGAGGCTGAGTTAAATTCACTTCATAATAGTGGTATTGAAAACCTTGTTACCAATGTACATGGAGATGCTTCCGGCAATGTGGGGATTGGGACGAGTAGTCCTGTGGCTAAATTAGATGTATTTGGCGGCGCTGGCGCGGCTGTTTCTGTTGTTCGTGCGGCTTCAGGGCAAAATGCGTTTTTCTCTGTTATTGGAAATGGAAATTCCTTTTTATCCAGTTCATTCGACATTATTCAAGATAGTTCTAATTTAGCCTCAATTGTACAAAGAGCTAATGCGGCAATGGCGTTCAGTACAAACAACACAGAACGTATGCGCATCGACTCCTCCGGCAACGTACATATTAATGGAACAACATTACTTGCAGACGCAGGGTTTATGTTTGCTTCTGATGGTGGTCAAGACACAGGTATTTCTTGGGCATCTGATGGTGTAATGAATGTAAGATGTAATGCAAGTACCGTTGGACAGTTTAATAGCACTGGTTTTACAGGCAACTCAGCAACGGCTACTTATGCGCCTTTAATATCAGGAACAGCACAAGCAGCGTCAGGCCCAACGGTATCATTTACAGGTATTCCTAGTTGGGCTAAACGAATAACCGTGCTTTTAAGTGCCATCACTACTGTTGCCAGTGGGACTCCTGCTATAAGAGCAGGGGCAGGAAGTTATGAAGCTACAGGATACGAATCTATAAATAGTAATATTCAAACAAGCACAGCTGCTAGCTCAGCAAGTGTAAATACATCTTGGGATTTAGTGACTGCAGGTAATAGCACTTACACCTATACGGGCAATATAGTTATAACTAAAGTTACAGGCACTACTTACACAATTTGTTCACAATTAAGATTTAACACTACTTTATCAACATTTACAACAGGTTATAAAACTTTTTCTGGAAATATAAGCCAATTACAACTGTGTATGTCAACAGGAACTGATACCTTTAACGGCGGCACAATTAACGTAATGTACGAGTAATCCTAATGCCACTATTAAAACTAAATAGTTTAGGCGCTCAAAACATAAACTTTGATCTTGAGCCGTGTGATTTACCAGTTAATACCTTAACTTATGGTACTAATTACAAACTGCTTAATGGTAAGATTAGAGCTACTAATATGTCTTATACATTAGCCACGCCTAGTGCTAACTTCAAGGCTGGACTTATCATGCCAGTTCTTGGTGATAGTGGTAACTTCTATCTGCTTCTCGGACAAAATAATCCGAGTGGCACACAAGTTGCTTGGGCTTATAATGGCACAACTTGGACAGATATATCGCAAGTAGGAGCCTATACAGGAATAGATGTTGGTGATGAACTACTGTGGACAGGTTGTTTGCTTGGTAACATACCCATTGTTAATAACGTTCAAGACTATCCTGCCTATTGGTCGCCTCAACAAATTGCACAAAAACTTCAACCGTTATTATTTAAAACTGGGCAAACTTTTCAAGCTAAAGGACTAAGTGCCAAAGTAGTACGAGCGCATAAAAACTTCCTTTTTGCCATCAACCTTCAAGAGTCAGGCGTTGTACAGTCAACTAGTTATAGATGGTCACACCCTGCCGATATTAACGGACTGCCGCCCAGTTGGGATGAAACTAATCTGAGTTTCATTGCCGGCATTGCCAGTGTTGGTGGTGATATGGGTGATCTAGTAGATGGTATGACTCTTAGAGATAATTTCATACTGTACTCACAACGAGGCATCAGCGTCCTTTCTTATGTAGGTGGTGAGTTTGTATGGGCTAGGAATGTATTAACCACTAGCTACGGGTTGTTAGCTAAAAACTGTATCGTTGAAAGCAAGGGTTATCATTACTTCTTAACAGACGGTGACATTTTAAAGACGGATGGTAACTCAATAGTCTCAGTGCTACACAACCAGATGCAAACGCAACTTGTTGGTAATATTGATGCCACAAATTATATGAACTCGTTTGCCTTTTCTAATCCAGTTACTGAAGAGATTTGGTTTTGTATTCCGCAAACAGGTAATACATTACCAAATATTGCTTTTGTTATTAGTACAGCCGATGATCTTGTATCTATGCGAGCTATCCCTAGTACAACGGGCATTAATTTTGGGCCAACACTGCAAGTACCAATTCTATGGAGCAATGTTCTTGGCGATTGGAATCAGGTCGCCAATAACTGGACGTATGACCCAACATCAATCTTCTCTCGCACTATCGTATCAACTAACAATGTTAATAGCGCCATTATCTCTTTAGAGTTAGATGATGCGACTACTACCCAAAATACGATACTGGAGCGTACAAGTTTTCCAGTAGAGGGCCAAGAGGTGGTGATAACTACACAGAGTGTGTTTCCACATATAGTTTCACAAGCGCCTGTCTTGATTCAGCTTGGTTCTCAGCAGTTTGTAGCTGGCCCCATATCTTGGAAAGCACCTGTATCATTTGACCCTAATACCATGCGTAAAGTAGATATTCGGACGACTGGCAAGCTACTCTCATGGCGTATTTATTCTACCGGTACGTTACCTTTTACCTTAACAGGACTCGACATTCAGTATGTCGTGAATGGGGTTAGATAATGGAACAACCCCCAGCTAACACCGATACTCAACTGACTGAATACCTGTTTAGACAGCTATCAGCACTTGAAAACAAGTCACTGCAACTGGGTAACTTAGAAATGCTAACCGCACTACCAGCACGTCCTGTGGTAGGTAAAGTCTATTACTTCAAGAATATTATCTTACCAACCATCACCGATGAGGGTGCGTGGATTTATAAAACAACTGGTGTATGGACGTTACTAGGATGAGTTTAAAAGTACAGGCAATTCATACTAATTACGTCAATCAAACATGGCCCTATGTAGAACACTTTATCGAGTCGGCCTTGTCCTATTCAGCTGGTGACTATGATACAGCAGAGATCAAAGTCATGCTAACACAAGGCAACTGGCAACTGATTATTGCCACTGACGAGAATGAGAAAGTACATGGTGCTTTGGTTGTATCGTACTTCAATCGACCCACTAACCGTGTGGCTTTTGTGGTTGCTATTGGTGGCAAGTGTGTTTCTAATCGTAATACTTGGGGGCAATTTGAGGACATTATTCGACAAAATGGTGCAACTTATCTTGAGGGTTCCGGTCGTGAGTCAATCATCCGATTATGGAACCGTTACGGTATGACACAGAAATATGTAGTAACAGGTAAATCACTCAATAAATTAGGAGAATAGCATGTCAGGTGGTGGAAATTATAGTGAAAGTAGTGCAAATAATCAAAGTAATTTTAATCAGAGAATACCAAAATGGCAGTCTGATGCGCTTACCAAAATGTATAAAGCAGCAGCAGGAACGTTTGGTAATACTGGTAATGCAATAAATGCACAAACGCCAGGTGTGCAAAATTACATCAATCAAACCAATCAGTCGGCAATGCCGGAGTGGCAGAGCCAGTTAAATGGTGGTGTTTATCAGGGTATGGATAATGCTAATGCCTTGTCTAATTCACTTCAACAGTCTTTAAATAGTCCTACCAATACGCAAAACATCTATGGTCAGATGATGGGCGGTAATGGCAACAACTATGCGGATGCAATGAAGGCTGGTTATACGGCAGATGCCAATCGTGCTACCGATAACATGCTGGCTAACCTTGACTCAAGGGCTGCGGCTTCTGGTATGTCGGGTGGTTCAAGGCATGGTGTCGCAACATCACAAGGTATGTACGACATTAACAGTAATCTGCAAAAGAATCTTGCAGATACGGGTTACAACACGTTTGATAAAGACCTACAGAATAAACTAGGAATTGCTCAACAGGCAGACCAAGGAACTCTTGCACGTCAGCAAATGATGTCAGGCATGTTGGGCGCTCAACAAGGTGTACAGACTGGTGCATTAGGGCAAGGGCAGAACATGCAAAATCTAGGCATGGGATCATTTGCACCCGGCATGATGCCTTGGCAAAACATGAGCAATTATGCTAATTCTATTGGTTCACCGACTGTACTTAGTTCAGGCAGCAGTTCTGGTAATAGTAGTGCGATGGGTATGGGCGCTGGTGGTGGCAAATAATGGGCGCTGAAGGGTTAATATCAAGGTTATCAGGGCTATTTAGTAGTGGAGGTGGTGCAGCTGCTGGTGGTGGCCTAATGGACTTGCTTGGTAAAGGTGGTATGGGTGGTGCTAATAGCGCAATGTCGGGGCCTGTGCCTGGCGCTGTACTACCACAGAGCCAATTAAACCAAGCACTTACTGGATCACCAACATCAACCAATCCAATGATGTCATCAACTATTGGTGTTGCAGCATCTCCTCCAAGCATGGGTAGTGGTGGCACTAAGAAGTCGGACGAGTGGGAGAAGTGGGCTACCCCACAAGATACTTCTGCTGGCTTGGTTGCAGGGAAACCTAACGACCCTATGTACGGACAGATGATGCAACAGGTTATGCAGCAACCACAACAACAACAACAACAACAACAACCACAAAGACAACCAATGAGTGCTGCTGGCGTATTTCAAATGCCTCAAATGCCCGGTGCAGTTCATCCTAATGCAACATGGGATACTTTACTTAAAATGCTTTCTGGAGGTGGCTAATGGGCCTCACAATACAAGATTTATTAAGTGGCGATATAGTAAAACCACGAGTAGCGCCTCAAGATGATAGTCGCCAAGCACTTGGTTCAATGTTGGCATTCTTATCTCAAGGACAAAATCAACAAGCGGCGTCTATACCTCAGCAGCCCAACTATGCAGAAATGTATAAAGTTAGTCCTGAAGAAAGAGCTGCTAAAGAGAGGCAAAAGGCGCACTTAGCATCTATGCAGCAAATGAAAGAACTAATTGGTACGCCTGAAGTTGGTTATAGTGAAAGTGCCGATCCATTGAGTAGTCACAATGTAGTTACTCAAAAAGGTTCTGGCTATCTTAATGGTGATATGGATAGAAATGAGCTTGCTACTAGAATGATGGCATTAGACAATCCTACGTTGCAACAAGCTGGTGCTAGTATATTTGATAAATTAATACCAACTGCTACTAAGGCAGGCGTTGGTGTTATACCATTTGGTTCAACTCATGAACAAGACAAAGATACCGGTACTTGGTGGTGGATAACTCCAGATGGTAATAGAATAAGAGATATGTCAGCAATGACTGAAAATCAACAATTTTTACAAGACCCTGACCAAGTTGAAAAAATTGCAACATCAAAAGAAAATCCAAAAGTACGTGATGTTACTTTAGGAAGTGGCGCTGTTGTACCAATTAGTAATAAACAAGCACTAGCACAACAAGAAAGTACTAATACCATATGGGAGTCATATAATAGCGGAGAGATTGATGCACCAACAAGAGACAAATGGCTTTCTGAAAGTACTCAACCAATTGGACAGACCTCGTATAATAAAGAAACAGATATTGGTAGAGCAAAAAATGATGAAGTAGCTAGGGTTGCTGCGTTTGATTTACCAGTAATGAAAAATGATATACAAAACATGCGTTCTGATATAATGCAAGCCATTGAAGATTTAAAAACTGGTGGTGGTCAAAAACAATTCTTACCTGGTGTTAATAGATGGTTAGATACCAATATTGTAAATGACCCTTCTGCAAATAGAGCTACACGTATACAAGGTAGTAAAGTTTTAGAATCACTTAAAGCTATTGGTGGTAATGACTCTAATGCTGATTTACAATTTGCTCAATTAACTAGTGGTCTTGATCCTTACTATACAGATAAGAAAACGTTACAAGAAAATTATAAAAAGTTATTAACTGGGTTAGACTATAAAGAAAAAGCATTAGAAAGTAAATATGGTGGATATGTACCTAACGCACCAACTATAACTAGTAATGCACCTAAAGAAGTAAGAACTGGTAAAACAATAAATGGTGTGTACTATAAAGATGTTGCCGCATATAACGCAAGGAGAAAGTAATGGGTGACTTGACTGAAGAAGAATTTAATGCACTACCAACTAACTCTAATGGTCAAATGTCAGAAGAAGAATTTAATGCACTACCATCAGAACCTGCACAACAAGTAGCACCTGTAGAACAACCTAATAGTAGTGTTAATATGTTCTTTAAAAATCTTAGTCGTATTAAAGAACTAGATAAAAATATGTTATTAGGTTTTTCTGGTAGAGGCGAAGAAGCTGCTGCAGGCGTTGCTGGTATGTTAGGTTTTAACTCTAAGCCATGGCAAGAGAAGATTGATAGGCAGAACCAATGGATGTCTGAAAATACTGGTGCCGATATTGGTAAGGCAGGTGCAGATATGATTACAGCATTACCAGCGATGGTTGCAGCACCAGAAGTGGCCGGTGGTGCTATAGTTAAACCGTTAATGCAAATTGGCCAAGACATGGCCACTAGTGGTATAACTGGTGCTATGACGCATCCTGGTGACGCATGGGATAGATTAAGTAATGGAGTCCTTGATGCTGTAGGAGCTGGTGCATTTAGTACTGCAGGTCAAGTGGCAAAACCAGTTATAAAATATCTTGGTGGTGCCGCAAGAACTGTACATGATATATTTACTGATTCTGGCCATATGTCTAAACTTGCTGACTATGTTAGACAGGCAGTACCAGAGGATGCTATACAGACTGTAGTATCTAATCTTGAAAACTATAAACAATTAATACCTAGTAGTGTAAAAAGAGGAATTAATTATAAACCAACTGCAGCTGAAGTAGGGCAACACTATGGTTTAAATACTTTACAAGATTATTTTTCTAGTGTCAATCCTGGTCAATACATATCTAGGGAGTTAGACAACATTGGTGCAGAAAGTAAACTAATGAACGCTATTGCAGACCCTAAAAAACTTGCTGAGAAGGTTGGATTTAGAACTGCTGTAACTGAACCATTATATACTGCAGCAAAACAAATTATGGTACCAGTAGATAAAGAGTTAGTGAAATTGCTTAAAAGACCAGAAATGCGTAAAGCAATAAACGAAGCTATTAACACAGGCGCCAATAATGGCATATCACCTCCGACAAGAATGATGCTTAGTCAAGTGTTAAGTGGTAAGAATGGTGCCACAATAAATGGTGACGCACTACATCATATTAAACTTGGTATTGATAGTATTATAAAAACTGCTAAAGACCCAAGAGCTAATTTAGACCAAGTTGCATTTAAAAATATAAGAAGTACATTTCAAGATTGGCGAACGAAAAATATACCTGAATATGCTGAAGCACAATCTACTTTTCAAAGGTTGTCTAAACCAGTAAATAGAAGAAATGCGGCTCAAGCGATTATGGATAGAGCATATCCTCATGGTATAAATGACCCAGCGGCACTACATAAAACTAATGAGTTAACACTTGGTGACATATTAGCCAATCCAGACGACTTGGTAAAAAGTGGTACTGATTTTAGTGGTTCTACATTTGCCAATACATTCACTAATAGGCAAAAAGATTTAATGTCTAATGTGTCTGAAAGTCAAAGACGTAGAGCTGCTTCAGAATTAACTTCTGGTACTGGGTTCCAACATGAAGTTGGTGGCGGTATGGAGTCAAGAGGAGTTGGTGCTGTGGCACAAGCAGCCTCTGGCATACCTGGTATATACCAAGGCGTTACAGCTAAGTTGTTGTCAGAAATGTCTGGTCAAAATAGAGCAATACAATCAAGACTTGCTGATATACTATTAGACCCAAAACAAACTGCCGCATTATTCAAAGTTGGTAAACGACCACATGCCATGGCTTTTATGGATGACAGTATATTAAATAAAATACCTGGGTTGGTTGGATATTTATCATCAAATCAATTAATGAATCAACAGAATGATGATTAAATTGTCTCGAAAATCATCATTAGAGAAGAGATAATATAAAATTTATATCAATCTATGGATTGAAAATTATCTCTTCTTAAATCGAATATTTTTATAGCTATAAGGTACTAACATGAGTGCATTTGATGATTATTTGCAACTACTAAACAATAATCCTAAGATGGATGCTACCAAACAATTTGGTAGTCGTGCAATCAATAACTTAAATTCTGCTGGCGAAGGGTATAGTCAGTGGCAGAAGATACAGGATCAGAATTTTGGGCCTAACCAATCTGTTATCGCAAGTAGCTTTCTGCACCCACAAAAAGGACTAAGCAAACTTGCTGATTGGTTTACAAATAACGTCAATACAGCAACAGGATTGACAGACCCTAACCAGCAAGATGAAGCCAGTATGTATGCCTATGGCCCAAGTGTTGACCAAAAAGCTGAATCAGCATTAAACCTAGCTGGGTTATTACAAGGTAGTGCATTTGCTTCTGGAGCTGCGCCTAAGTCTGCTGGTGGAACACTTGGTAGTATACTTGCATGGCACGCTAGTCCACATAAATTTTCTAAGTTTGAAAATAAAGCTATAGGCACTGGTGAAGGTGTACAGGCATTTGGCATGGGCCACTATTCCGGTGAAAATGCTAATGCGTTAGACTACCAATATAGAAAGCAACTTTTACATCGCACTGCACAGAACCCACTAGAGCAATTTATAGCTGATCCTAATCACCAAACTGCACTTGATAAATTGCGTAGTCATGTTGACAATGCTGTTATTGCGTCATATCCAGGTTATAGTGGATTTACTGACGCACAAAAGAAATTTGTAAAATTAAAAAACTATAATGATACATTAAAATTTACCTTTAACAATGCACAACTAGCTAAAAACTATCCTAAAAACACTTGGTCTGGGTTAACGGATATGAATAGAGAAGTATATGACATGTCTAAAGCTTATACCGCACCAACTATTATATCGCCAAATAAGGGTTACTTATATCAACTTAATTTAAAACCAGATAAAAAAGATTTACTACAGTATGATACAGCAATATCACGTCATGGTACTGATTTTTTAGATAAGTATGTAGCAGGTATGAATGATTTAGGTTTAGGTCAAGATGCATTTACTGCAATAAAAAGTAATCTTAAAGGTAAAGATGCGTATAGAAATTTAACTAAAGTGACAGGTAGCGATACTGAGACATCACGACTATTAAATGATTGGGGTATACCTGGTCATTCATTTGCCGGTCAAGGTGGTAAAGGATTAGATAACTATGTTATGTATAATCCAGATGATATGCAAATTATACGTAGAATAAAAGCCGGATTAGATAGTCCAATTGAGTCATTTAGAAATTATCCAGTTGATGTGCATCGTGCAGTTAATAATCTTAAACTAAATCCCGCTGATGCACGACCAAAGGGATTATTGCAAAAAATTCAAGAACTATCAAATAAGAACTTAAGAGAACTTGAATGGTAATTAACGTCCATACCTTAAGTTCCATAAATCTATAATTTTTACTATATTTGAACGAGAGTGCGCTAATTTAGCTATAACTGGACTTGGGCCATATGATAGACAGTTGTTACAAGATATGTACATATCATATTCAGTTGGCACTTTTATATTACTACTACCACAGAAAGGACATGGTAGTAGTTCTTTTTTATTTACTAATATTAATACTGTCATATGTCAGTCCTCCAATCTATAGCTGATGGATGGAATGGTTTACCATCATTAGTCCATTCAAAGAACTCAACTGTTATCCATCTACCAATATATTTTTCTTTGTTGTTATAAATATGGTATTTATTTTCTATTGTACCTGGTGCACTAACTCTAAATGATTTTGTACCAACATTGCATTCTAGTATTGCCCAGCCATCTTTAGATGGTAGTATATTAATAACTAAAAATTCTTGGTCCATACACTTCTTAACTTTAACTAGAGAGTTACTACGTTTACCAGTTTCATATCCTTTATCACCATGTCTAAGTATTAGACCTTCATAGCCATCATGTATAGACTCATCTAGTTCATCTTTAAGTACTACGTTAGGAGTCCATATTTTAGTTGGTGCAACAGTTATATTATCACCCCAATCATTGTATCGTAAAATATCTAATCTATGTTGATAACTAATATCGGCCATGTAGTCATATACTACGTATTGTAACATAGCACTACCTGGTTGTTTACGTCTAATTAGACTACCAAGGTCTTGTAATGGAGTATTGTGTATATACAATTCACCATCTAATGTCTGGCCGGGTCTGAGTTTAATATCTTTTAAAATATGACCAATGCTTTCTATTGGTTTACCATTTCGTGAATATGCAATTATCTCTTCACCAGTATTGGTAATTATACAACGATGACCATTATACTTCATTTGTATAAAACAGTTAGAATAATCTATACCACTTATTTTATCAAATCTTTGTGCCAACATTGGTTTTAGTAAGTCCATAGAGTTCATACCAATATTAAGTTTGGCTTCTTCTATAGATAGTCTATAACCTTTATCTATCTGTTTGTTTATTCTTGACATCATACGAGAGTTTATTTGCTCTAGTAGACTTCTACCCGATTGGTTTACTTCTACCTGTTCTTCAACAGTTTGCATTACACCACCTATTATACCGAACACTATACGTATAACATTACTTTTACTATATATGTTCCATACGTATACTTGGTTACCTGAAGTTATTTTATATAATGTATATTTATTCATTTTAGTATACTATAGTTTTGTGTTAAAAATGCTATCATTAATTTGCTATATTCAAAGCATGGTCTTATACGTTGTATGCCATATACGTCATTAGCCTCTCTAAAACCTGGTAAGTGGCTTGTGGAAAATCTTTTGCCTGTTCTATGACGTTTATCATATTCAGTGTGGTATTCTTGTTTGGAAAGTCTCTTTTTTGTCATATGCGTACCAGTAAAAAAGAAGGTGGCATTACACCACCTTTGAATGTGCCTAATTTTTTCG